CAATTGGATACATACTTAGAATATCTTCTAGATCAGTTTCAGTACCATACGGAATGATTTCATCAACATACTCAACACCTTTTAACTGTGTATAACGCTCTACTACTGTTTGTATTGGTGCGTTCTTTTCCTTTCGATCAACACTAGGATCAACCTGTAATCCGCATATAAGATAATTACATTGTTCCTTTGCTTCACGCAACATAATTACATGTCCGGCGTGTAGTAGGTCAAATGTGCTACATGTAAATCCTACTCGCATAGGTTACTCCAAGTTTTCAACTTCTCTTGTTTTGCACTACTACGTGCATAGATGTGTTTCCAATCTAAAACACCATGCTCTGTCATTAAATTAATCATACAATAAACATCACCTACTTCTTCTAATAGCTTTTCACGTTCACTATCTGTAATGTCTTCAATATGTTTAAATTTACGAACAACTTTAGAACATCGTTGTGTAAGCTCTCCACATTCTTCTGCTGTGATAATCATTAATTGTTGTAGTTTGTTAATAGGACTGTTTTTCATATTACCCTCCAAAATCAAATAAGCTATGAAATGTAGTATCTTGCTTGGTATCCTGTAGTGGATAATTAAGCACACCAATTAAGTTATCAAGTTTGTTGTCAATAATAGTTTCAGCCATTGCTGCATCATCAAATGGCAATTCTTTGAACCAATCCGGAATACGTAATTCATCTGTTGGATACGCAACACTTGTATAACCTAGCGGATTCTGTTTTAGTTTACAAACAATCACCTTCATACCATCAACAATCTCTTGCGAGTACTTGTCACCGTTCATACGTTTGAGTGTATTCCAGTTGATACTTGCTCTTACGTGTCCAGGCATGTTTGCTTTGCCTTGCTTTTCTTCTAGTCGGCGATAGTGTCCAACCTTGTTTGCACGTTTGGGACTACCTTTCTCCCAACCAGGACGTTCTGAAAAGTCCTTGCGGAATTGTGTAATACGTTCTAATACTTGTTCTTGAGGCTTGTCAGTAAGAACCATAAGTAATAGTTCACTTAGAAACTCTTGCATGAACACAGGTGTGTCTGATCTACGCAAGTCCAAGCCCATTGCTTTTACTTTACCTACTTTACCATCTGTGTCACTTCTAAAGCCTTCAATGTCATATACAAGTGCCGCATAACGCTTCTTTGTAATAAACAATCCGCTTTCGGCTACAATTTCTCTACCTGCCGCAATAACATCTGATCTACTCTTTGGACAATGAAATGCTTCTTGCATAAACTTTGGAAAAGTAGTATTTGCTGCTTCGCATACTTGATCATAAAGTGTAATTACGTTATCTTTGTCCCATGGAATATTACCAGCATCTATGTCTCCTTTAAGTGTAGGATATCCACTAAAGTAACAAGAGTCAGTATCACCATATATCATTGCTTCACCTACATGGTCATATGTGCCTGTAATAACTTTGTTTACTTCTGCACTCATATGCTTAACAATAGTTCTTCCTGTAAGTGTTGTTGATTGTCCAATACGTTTATCAAAGAATCTACAACCTGGATTAAGAATAGCACCATACAAACTGTTCAAGTTAATCTTTTTTACCAGCTGACGTTTGTCCCAGTATTCTATTTCTGCGTCATTGCCTGCGTCCTTGGCTTTCTTTAACATCTTCTGCATGTCTTTACGTTCAGCATACCAACGTTTTAAGATACCTGGAATAACTCCTTCAAACTCAGTTGTAAAGATTGTACCATTACTACTAAGCATCCATGGTGCATGATTATCAAAAATAAGTTTGTATATTTCAGCACCGCTTAGTACTTCTGTATTTCCGTTTTCAAAGTCTACAGTTAGTGAAATATCTCTACGCTGTTCCATAACTGCTTCATATTCTTCAGTGCTAAAGCGACCTTCCCAAGATCCTGCAAAACTTTTCTTCTTTAGTGTTGTGTCTTCATGCACACGAGCATCTGAAATCTCAGGACGTATTTGTCCTACAATAGTTTCAGGCGCCATATTAAGAGCTCTAATTACACTGGGATATAGTGAATTCAAATCCATTGAACCGATCCATTTATGCAACCCTTTTTTAGGAAACGCAACATATGCACCTGCCGCTTGTGTATTTTCTGTATCATCACGACGAGGACGATTAGGAACACGTAAGTCTCTATTGTGTGCTTCGTTAATAATACCTTGCTCTGTAACAGCAACAGCACCCATAGTGGTCTGTAGGAGAACTGTATTCTCGTGTGCAACAGTATTTGAAAGATCAATAAATCTTAGTTTTTTGTCCAGCTTGTCCAGTAGTGCGGTATCTTGTATGTTGTATTCGATGAACTTTCTAAAGTCATTGTTGTACAACTGGTCCAAAGTACCTTCATAAGGGACTTTGTTTTCACCAACTTCGATCTCACCAATGGCATCAAGCCTGTAAGTGTGTCTTTCTTCATATGTGTATTTACGATATAATTCTAAACTATCTAAATGCACTCTGCCTATTAGGTCAAAGGTAACAGCTGATTTCCCATACTTTTCATATTCACGCTTCTTAGGAAGTTGTCCCCACAAGCAGAATCTACGTGTGTCGTCTTTGCTTAGTACACGACTAGTTCTGTTTACAGTATACGGAATATCATAACCTTCACTGTTCCAGCCTGATAAAATATCAGCATCTTCAATCAGTGTTAAGAAAGTGTCAATCATCTCACTTTCTTTTTCAAACAACATTACGTTGTCAATACCTTCAAGTTCTGCTTTGGCTTGTTCCATAGTAAGTGTCTTGGGCGGAACAGCAAGACATACCATTGTTTCTAGCCACTGTAAGTATACAGATATAGATGTAATGGGCATAAACGGATCACTAGGATCAGCAAAGCCACGCTCTGGGTCAAAGTCTGTCTCAATATCAAAGAAAGCAATGTTTAGTTTAGGAGCATCTTGATTAAGATAGTTTTCACTCAAACACTGGAAGATTGGATTGATGTCGCTTTCAAATAAGTTCTTGCCTTTGTTAATAGCAACTTCTTTGCGAAAGTCTTTTGTGTTCTTACATACAATACGGCTTAGTGGATCTCCGTATACACTTTTGTACTTGCCTTTAGGATCTTCATAATAGAAGGTATATTTTGCTTGATATTCTTGAAAGTGTCTCTTGCCGTCACGGCGTTCTACGACACGGATAATATCTTGATCACGATCGAACATCGCGTCTACATATGGCATTCAGTTTTCTCCTCGTTGCTTTTGGCCAACTTAACCTTCATACTTGCCTGGCAATTGCCATTGGCGTTAAATTTATTTATTGTGCAAACAAACCCACTAAGTAAATTATGGTTAGTCCTGCATTTAAAACTATTAAACTTTTTTCTTTCCATAGTACTCCAATTAGTACCCAAAGACCATTTGCTACTGTAAATGCATAACTGTAATAAGGATACATGTTAAATGCAGCCATAGTTGCTGCAATTAATAAGATTACCGTTGCAATCCATGCCAACCATTGATAGGGTTTAGGTTGTAATTCTTTATTCATTATTCCATTTCCATAATGCCCAAACAGGAACAGCATAGCATGCCGCAAAAAATAGTATAACAAGTAAAAGATCTACCACCATTGCATTGCTACTCCAAAACCTAAAACATTAACAAAAATAAACCAGCCTGTTAACATCATTGGCCATGCTAATTTACGTCTATAATATCCTAAAACTCCAAATACACTACCGATGAAAAAACCTGGATATACAATACGCATATCAGGAGAATCAGCAGTAAGTGCAAGTGATGCACTTGCGGCTACAGTGAATACGAAACTAAGAAGTTCGTATGCAAAGGCTACGCGGTCAGAGCGATAACTGCTCCTCCAAAATTCAATTACACCGTTCACTTATCATAACCAAGTGTGACGATCAATGTTTCTAAATCGTCATAAGCATCTGCATGTGAATCCCAGTCACGTTTTTGTGCAATCTTAATTGCCTTATTAATTAGACTTGGTTTAATATCCATTTCCTCTGCTACTGCTTTTACAGTTTCTTTTAAGCCTTGATTGAGATCTTCAACTTCTTGTAAGACTGTTACGCCTTCTCGAACTAAGCGTTCTAGTTTTGCTTTTTCATCAGCACCGTAGGTACGACTACCCATAAACACCTCCTATTTAATGTTATGTATATTATATGATATATTTAGATAAAAGTCAACCGTTAAAAGACTTTTTTATTATCAAATGCCCTATGCCAGCCAAAGAACTGTGCTTTGTAATCTGAGTGATCGTCAGAGCTAAGATTTTCCCATTCAGATTTACGAGATATTAGTCTATGAGCACCTTCATACCAATTAGTATTTTCTATAATATGCTCTAGTTTATTTTTTGCTTCTTGTGCCTCTTCTATATTATCGAAGTCCTGTTCTATATGTATTACTTCCATTACAATACCATGATCTACATAATCTAAACTAAAATCTATACCCCATTTAGGTTTTATATTGAGTAACTTTTGTAGTATTGGTCTTTGTATACTATAGCTTTCTAATTGGGTTCTTGCTTCGCCTGCAAATGCATACCGAGTAAGCAACATGCAATGATCTAATACTAAACCAACTTCGCTATTATTTTTATCTTGATACCATTCTTGTACTGGTGCAATGTGATATTGTATTTCACGATTAAGTTCTACACCATTTGCTTCGTAATGCAAATATTCTAACGGTGTAGGAACTTCGTATCCGTCCTTGTCAAAGTCTTTGAATGGAAGTGTTTTAACCAAGTGCTGATCTAT